AACTCTTGAAAGTCATGCTGCTTAACAGCAAAACTAATCTCAAGACCATTAGGTTCAGACGTATCTGAAGTATTAAAAAGATTCAGAGTAGGAACACCACTCTCATCAATCGCCGCAATATAAGTATATTTCTTACCGTTATAGTATGATGCGGTTGTAAAGCTCTTGGTGTATGCGAACGGACTCTTAGACCCTAGACCAAGACAACCAACAAAATCATTACTATCATTCTTGTTGGAAGCACCATAAGTGGTATACAAGTCCTCCATATCCTCCTGACTAAGACCAGTACCATAATCTCTTACCATAAAAGTAGGATTTGCGGCGGTGGGCAAAGTTACCTTAAAAGGATTTTTATTCCCAGCAGAGATGTGACTATCATAAGCATTAGTAGAAAGCTCACGAATCGCAGCCATAACCTTATCAGAATAAAGAGAGTCTGAAAGGATTTTAAACATCTTGCTCGTCTGAGCAATATTGAACTGATTCCTGCTTGCAACTCCAACGCTGTGAGTCTCAATCGTCCTATCTGCCAACTTCATCTGTATTCTCCAAAAGTGTTATCGTTCCTGTGATGGCTCAAGTATACCATCGGCACATCGTCTTGTCAAGCACCACTTTTCTTTTGTTGTCTGTCTGAGATTATTTTAAACCCAATGGCTATGTCTATCAGACCCAAAACTTTTAAAAATACCACTGGCAAAGTGAATGTCAGACCTCCTACCAGTATGCAGAGCAATCCCATAATCCATACAACAAACTTTGGCATCCAATCAAACAAAGACAAGATGTAACTTAATGGCCCTATGATTAGTACAGATAAAAAAATAATCGTTACTATTAGAGCTAAACTAGCCATTAATCCTCGTCCTCATCATCTTGTTCGTTTTCCCACTTATTAAGCTCTGGCAACCATCCCTCATTAGATGTATATTCTTCTTCATCTTCTGATACGATATTCTCAGCATCTTCTATAAAAACAGAAAGACTACTTAGCATATCAAAAATACCATCTAGTTTAGAAGAAATGGTTTTCATATCTTTCTTAATTATAGCGATATCTTTTTCTAGACCGGCGATATTTTTAGATATTTTATCATCCATTTTATCTAGCTCTTTATTGTTTTTAACTATTTCTTTAATGATATTATCAAAATCACGAGACATATGTTTCTTTCTTTATTCTTTTAGTAATTTATATTCTCTGATATCGCCATTCTCGTTTATCTTTTGGTTTTCATATGGTACTGCTACTCGACGATAAAATTCTTGCTTGATATTCTCTAATACACCAGTAATCACAGCAATCTTAGGGTATGAAACATCTCCCATAACACCCCCTAAAATACGACTAAAAGTATAATTAATGTCTCCACAAATATCAAGTAATTCCTGATTTAATATTCCTCTATTTTGAGAATCAGACCAAGGATTTTTAATATTGTCATTTGGCACATTACTCTTCAGACATTTTACCATTACATCTATACATTCATCCAGATTTTTTCTACGATCTTCTTTAATATATGGCATTTAGATATCCTTTAGGGTTTTAGTGATCCACTCTAGTATATTGGTTTCGGGTTTCCAATTCAATATTTCCTGGACTTTGGTAATATCAGCCAATGTTTCATATGGCTCTATTCTGGATTCTCCATACCTAGTTGGTCTATTAAATAGAGATGCCAAAGTATTGACAGAATAATTTTTACCATTTCCAATATTAAATACTTGATTATTACAATAATTATTGGTCATAGCTAAAATATTGGCCCTAGCCACATCTTGGACATAAATAAAATCTCTTTTTTGTTCTCCATCATTAGTGATATTTAGAGATTGGTTGTTTTTAAAAGATCTTATGAAGTGACTTAGGACACTAACATAAGCCCCTTTGTCCAGCATTCTTTCTCCATAAACATTAAAATATCTAAGTATCACATATTCTAAATTATACATTCTATGATATAGTTCACAGTATTGTTCTCCTATATATTTCTGTAAAGCATACGGACTAAGGGGTGCTACTGTTTCATTTTCAGTAGTAGGTATAGTTTTGGCATTACCATAAGCCGAGCAAGATCCGCTATAAATAATTTTAGATACTCTATTGGCTGTACAAGCTACCAAGGTTTTGATAGTAGAATTAACATTAGCTTCATTAGATTCTTTAGGATATTCTACAGAAAACTGAACATTGGGTAAAGCAGCACAATGAAAAACATAGTTAATATTTTGAAAATAAGTATTAATTTGTTCTTGTGATTCTAAATTTAGATCACATTCATAAAACGTGGCTCTAGGATTTATGTTTGCTTTTTGACCAGTAGATAGGTTGTCTAGGATAGTTACATTAAACCTTTCATTTAATAGCATATCTGCTATGTTACTACCTATAAAACCCGCACCTCCTGTAATCAAACAGTTTATTGTTCTCATATTTATTCTTCACACTCACACTTATAAGAATCACAGTACTCACATTTAGGCCCAGGATTAGATAATCCCCAAGCGTTAGCACAACCATCAAAGCTCTCTTTTCCCGTATCAATACAAACTAATTTCTTTTTACCTTGTCTTATAATATAACCAATATTTGCCGAATGACAGTCCCAAAATTTTAACCTTGTTCTATTGTAAATAGCATCTACTAAATTTTGTATTTTCCACAAGCTTATATTTACATTAGTAGGTTTAGCCAATTCAGTGATATATCCCCAACCACTAATTTGATTAGTAAAGAGTGGCTCATAGCCCATCTTACATAATTCAGAACATACCTTGGGAGCAAGATCGTATTTACTTAATTTGGCTTGAATTTTTCTGGCATATTCTGCCCTAGACTTGGAAATAAATTCTTTAAAGCCTAAAAATGGTTGGTGAGATATTTTATATAGAGTACAATAACCACCATCAGCACTATAGTAGTCAGATAGATCAATTTTATATTTTGAACTTACCATATCAATAAGAGATAATCTGTGGAACTTCACCAGTAAGATTATACAAAAAATTTCTTGCCTTATCTATTGAGTAAAACTCGCCAAGAAAAACAGTTGTTGGCAGTCCATCAATATCAACTGGTACTGATCCATATATCTGATAAAAAGGGTCATCATAAGCGTCTTTGTCTTTTTCTAAGAATTCTGCGGCAGTTCTTATTTCATCTATATAAGTGCCGCCCTCGTAGTCACTATATTCTCTTACTGTTACAAGTAAGAAATATTCTATAGGGGACTTAGGATTATTATTCTTAACTCTGCCATTGCATAAAGTATTACCCATGATTTTTCCTATCAGGACTCAAGAGAATTTTTTAAAGTCTGCATCTGCTGAGATATTTTTAGATATTCATTAGTTTGTTCAACAGCAAATTCATTAGCTCTATAAACTTCCGCAGCCCATTCCTTATTTTTCTCTTTTAGTCTTTTAAGTTCATCCTTAGCGTTTTGAACAAAGAAAAGATCAGCACCACTTGCCCAGGCAAAATCAATAATGCTTTCAAGAGGATCAGAATTTTTGTCCATATAAGTTGCCAGTTCTATAAAGGTTTTTCTTATGTTATCTTCCCAGTTTTCATATTCTTCTATCATGCAAATCCGATACGAACTTTATCTGCAACTGTTGCTTCTATTTGCTCTGCATTAAAATGATCTTTGGTATAAGAGCGACCATTCCACCAACCACACTCATAAATAACAGTATTATTAGAGCTAATACTTATTCCAGTAATAGTTCCGTCAACATCATCGGTCAACTTTACTCTACTACCAACCTTATATAGATCAAGAGAACTTTTTGTCATTATATATCCTTTGGTTAAAAGTCATCGCCCATTCGGTATTCATCAAGTTGTTCTTTGCAATCTTCATTAGAGTCATAATATCCAGTATTATAACCTTGTTCGTGGCCCATAGCATAAGCAGCCATCAGCCACTTAATTATATCGTCAGTTTCTCCTTTTGCAACACAATTTCTTATGTCGCTCATAGCTCTTTCGTGCCTAACACTATATCCTTCGATTTCATTGAGCCATTGGTCAAATGTCATAAAAGTTCCTTTATTTAAGTACCCCCGGTCGGACTTGAACCGACAAGCCATTACTGGCAACGGATTTTCTTACTACTATAACTTTCGTTACCATTTCTGTTTGTAGTCTGGACTTTACCTTAACCATAGCTTTCACTTTAGGTTCCTGCCGTCAAGTCTCTACACCTTCATAATATTTCTATTAAGCTTGGCTCGGTATTGCCATTTTACAGGTTCCACCGAATTTGACAGGTTCTACTTTAAAGATTTCTCTCTAAGCACTCCAATTTTACTAAAAGTCCGTTGTGTTTGCCAATTTCACCACGGGGGCATGATGCCTCCAAGCTACATATCATAACGATTAATTAGATTGTTATCTATGTTGTCTCTAATAATGTTTACGAGGGATGTAGTTGGAAGCATTTAGGATAAGAATCAAGAGTTCGTATGAGCCTTGATTCGACGGACAATATCAGCCATAGCCTCGACATTATCAACAGTCTTAACTGGCTTTGCTCGTTCCATAGCGGGAAGTTCAACACCCTTGGTCTTGAGAGCCTCCTTTGTACGAGCATAACGAGCCATCGTACTAGCAACCTTCTGACCCGTCTTTGACGCAATCTCAGCATAAGTCTTGCTGGAAAAAACTGCCTCAAGGAACTGATCATCACTGCAACGAACACGACTCTGCTTCTCTGTAGTAGTAACCTCTGCCATAAATCACCTCCAAAAACTAAACCTCATTTAGTTGTCAGTTTCGGTCACGCGACCGATGATACCTGATCAACACTTTCATTGTACTCTCTGGTATCGGCTATGTCAATAGACGCACTTGAAAAAAAATGAGGCAACCAAAAACGTATTCTCGTTCCATTTAGAAGGCGTGTATCGACGCAGTATCCTATTTAAAAGTCCGTTTGTGGTCATTGCTACGCATCAATAAGAGCGTTCTCTAGAAGCAACTAGGCTCATTTTGATATGTTAGTCTACAAAAATGCCATCAAATTCTAGCAATAAAAAATTACGAAGTTCCGCTGCGTCTTTGTGTTCTCTTAGATGAAACAATAATAAATCCTGTTTAGGAGAGGGGAATAATTCTTGTCCTTCAAAGAATGCTTTTTCTGATTTTATCAAATAGTATTTAATTACATTTTTGAATTGTTCATTATTATCCCAGTAATCTTTACACTTAGTTTTAACTGCTAGAGCTAATGCAGAACAATAGATACTAAACTCTAATGCTCCAGATACGCTATCGCTTTTTTCTTTGAGTCGAATATCTCTAATAGCATCATCGACTGCACATTCAGCTCCAGCTATATATGCAGACCATTCATCCATCGGATAAGTAGGGGTATCATTCCAGTCTCCTAGTTGTTTTACAAAATATAGGTTGTATCTATATCCTCTCACAACTTCTGGTATAAACGGTATGATATCTCTTATTTTAAGAGGAGGATTTTCAACTAGTATTCCTTTGCCAGCACCAGCATAGAAACCATTAAGATTTTTTTTGAGCATAATCTTATATTTGTTTCTTATAGCAGCATTTATTCCATGAACTGTTTCATGCACATTAGTACTTCTACCATGTTCATCTCCAAAAGGAACTTCTTCTGAGTATGATAACACTTCATTATACACAGTATCTTTTGGCATCAAGTCTCTATGTTTTTTTAAATCGAAAAGTCTTAAGCCGACAGATATAACTCTTGATTTGGCGGAGTATCTCACATTATATACCTTATTAAAGACGAAATGATAATCATTAGCTACTCCGGTAGAGTCAAAAAATAGTGCTGTGCATAAAAATAGTACAGTAATTATTTTGTATCTATCCATGATGCACTAAGGTCTGTGGTATTTTGTTTTAACCAATCTTCATATTCTTGTTTTTTATATCCTATTTTTCTTGCGAGTTCTTTCTTATTGGAGTCTATCACAACGGAAGTGGGAAGTCCTTTTATTTTAAACTCGTCAACAATATCAGAATTTTTATCTATGTCTATAATAGAAACTACATATTTTTGAATAAACAATGTAGAGATATCTTTTTTTAATGTCTTACAATACGGACACCAATCAGCACCAAAAATAATCAATACTTTTCTATTATGCTTAGAAGCTAACTCTATACTTTTATTTAAATCATCATATACTATGTTGTCTTTAAGATCTGGAACAACTATCTTTGGTATCTTGTCTATTATGGTAGGAATATTTTGGGGTCGATATTCTTTGTATACCAGAAGTAAAATAAGACCAAAAACAATGATAGTTTTTATTCTAGTACTCATGGTAATTAGTATTCCTGATAAGATATTGGTCAATCTATCAGAATAAAATACACCAAAGCGACTAAGTAGGAGATATTACTGGTCGATTGATCACATTTGGAAGAACAACTGGATAAGATAGGAAAATACTGATACTAGTTATCTTGTGTTGGTAAAACAAGAGCTAAAAGCAAATATACCCAAAAAAGAATACTACCAGTAAAGATAGCTCCAGCAACAAATCCTAGTCTTACTACAGAAACATCTAGACCTAGACTTTCTGATAATCCCCCACACACTCCCAAGAAAACTCTGTTCTTATTACTCTTGTGAAGTTGGCTCATAGGTAGACCCCTTAATAATTTGTTGAATTTGATATTCGCTATATCCAGAGATTAACATTGCTTGATAGTATCCGACAACGGTAGCTAGTTCTGGTATCATGATTTTTCCTTTGGTGAGTATAGAGTAACCTTAAGTATTATATACCCATCTCTCCCACTGTCAATATTCTGCATAGATGATATTCTGCCCTTGCCTAAGAAAGAATCACCAATTAATAGGAATGGCCCACCATCTAAATTAGCAGAAGTTATTACTGAAATATCTGACTCACAACCAAATTTCGCCCAATCACTTTCGCCTTCAATCAAGTATTCATATTCACCAATTTGTGTTATTATTCTTTTGTTCTTATTCTTAGACTGTAAACACTGGCTCATTAAAGGACTCGCTATCGAGAATGTAACCTTCATTATTTTCTGACGCTAGGTTAGCAAGAACGTCTTTTAGTCTTTGATTTTCTAACTCAAGGGTATTCATTATTGCTTCAGCTTGATTTAAAGCTTTTTGAAGAGACTTAACTCTGTTAGCTAATTGATCGTTCATGTATTCTGTCGCTGTTCTGACAACCATGATTAGCCTCCTTGGTATGAATTTTTTGACAACCTTATAATATACACCTTATAGGTTAAGTTCATTTAGGAATTTTTGCAAATCTTTGAGTTGTTTTTTATCTAGTACCATCTGATCAGCATAAGGCTTTTTATGTACCAAAACCTGAAAACAGTATCGTAGTCTCTGCCAAAATGACATCTTATTGCTATAATTTGTATAATGTTCAAATATTGCCAGATCAGCTATATCTATTTCATGATCATATTCAATTACTAAAATCTCGCTCTTACAAGAACACGGAATAAACAGTGTCTTATTTTCTTTTAGATTTGTTACGCTTCCCATCTTTTTTCTTTCTAAAAATTCTTTCGTAGTTTTTGTCCCAAGTATCTTGAGAAACCAAACTCTCTCGCCTTTTAGAACCCTTGCCATTCTGCATGATTAACTCTCCAGAACATAACTCCAGTAGCGACTATCTTCCTTCTTTTGAAGATCATCCCAATAGATCGACCTTGCTACATAAGATGGGACTTTCAATTTGCCACAGTTAACCATCCAGTGACGCTCCATCTTCTTATAAATCTGTGAACCAACCTTACTCTTATTATATTTAAGAGCCTCAACATCGTAAAGCCTAAGCTGATGAATGTCTCCACACAATACTCTTGCCTCATTCGGATGAATCATCTCAAGAGCAAAGCTAATCTTAGCAAGACCAATGCCACTAATCTTAGTAAGAATACTGTCTCGTTTCTTAACATGATACTTCTTAGTGGTCAGATAAAAGTCTTTAGGACTGGCCCAAAACTTGGTGCTAAAATCCCAGATATAATTGGTACGATTATTGTGCAGACCAACGCCGCTCTTGTGGAGTTTCTCCAAAAGAATCTCTTTACTGTCCAGCCACTCGCTAAAATTCTTGATAGCATTATATCCCTTGACATTACCTTGCCAAGTTGTATGAACGGAGCAATATGCAAAGAGATAGCGACGGAAAATATCTTCATCGGTCTTAGGACGAACAGTTTCCCAATAGTCCTTATACGCTACTACCTTATCCTTGGGGAAATTCTTGAAAAACTCATCGGCCTTGCTGGTACTCATCACAATCGGCTTTTTCTCAACAACAATCTCTGTCATAGTGTCCTCAAAGTTTGGTTCCAAAGTGTATGTTGCCATTCTACACTAGCCTCATCGGCTTGTCAAGCACAGCTTCTCAAATATCTCTTGCTTCGCCATGCAAGATTTTAAAAGTAGGAAATCGTAGACTAATGCCACCCTTTTCGTTCTCTGTCTCTTCAAAATACTGTACAGTAATTTGCTTACCAAGAATCTTTTTAGGATTCTTATAAAACTCCTGTCTTTGTTCGATACTAAAACCAGACCCTACCCTTACAGTGTGACCCCTATGCCGAATCATAACACAGCTCAACATAGTCTCCTCACATTCTGCACCATCCTTAACATAACGGAATGGCCCCATTTCTGTATCCAAAACTTCGTATTCGTCATCAAAGAACGATTTATACTTCAATAGGTCTTTGGATCGCTTGCCTTTATATGGAGCGTCAGATCGAAGCATAAGCCCCTCCCAGCCATTCTGAGTAGATTGTTCAACAAACTCTTGAAAATGATTTTCGTCCTTAATCAAAGATTGTTCCAGTAGTGTCAAGCATGGACACTCATTCTTTTTCATAATCTCTGTAAGATTCTTGAGCCTGATACCAAAGGGTCTATTCTTCTCCCCCTTCTGACTATAAAACTCATCATGAGTAATCATATCGAAAATCTTATAGGATGGATTAGGGATAGTATGATCTTTCTTGCGAAGTTCTTTCATTACTCCTTGGAAATCCTCGTTACCATCTTCATCAACCAAACAAAGTTCACCATCAAGAACTACATTAGTAAGTCCCAAAGCTTTAATGCCGTCGCCAACAACACCAAGAGTATCAAAGTTTTTTCCCGTGCGGGAATAAAAGGTAGAGTTACCATGATTATCAACAATAGCAATACATCTAGCACCGTCGATCTTTCTGCTAACATACCATCCATCCTTCCAGTCTACAATTTTAGGAACATATTTGTCTGCTAGGGCAACACTGAATGTTGGAATATGATCTGGAATAGCCTTATTAATCAGCTTATCTCCAGCACGGGTTTTCAAATCCTTATCAATGATGCAGTGAATGAGTTCCTCATATTCTCTTTGGTTGTCAATAAAGGTATTAACTGCTCCAATAGCATCATGACCTGTAATTTCTCTGTTCTTCAAAGAATCCAACAGATCAAATATAGACTTGTAGACTTTGCCACGAAGATGGCTTTTCTTTTTAAGATTATCACTAGTGACATTATACTGCCAAAGAGGATGATAGGTATAGAGCAGAATTTTCTTGATAAAGTTTGCTCCACTCTCATTAGAGGCAGTATAATCCTCAATAATTCCAACCTTATCAAGTGTGCTGCTGGTTGCCTTCAAATCACGAACAAAACCATTAAGATGCTCAAACGACATTTTTATTTTCTCCTGTGTTGTCCCAATTCTACCATAGGGTAGTCCCTCTGTCAAGTATCGTCTAATCGACTTCGTTTCTTAAACACGATAGCCATAGACTGAACCAAATCGCTGCCAGAAGTTTGAAACCAGCATGGAAAAAACGCATGAACTATTAAACAAAACCCAGCAACTAAAGATAAACATCCAAAAAATACAGCAAATTTAAAGTGCTGATAATACGTCATATCATTTTCTATTAGATGTTCTCTAATCTTATTTTTCATATCGCTTTTGTCTTGAGAGAAAATAATTCATAGCGTTTGTGATGCCAGCAAAATTATCTCCAAGTTTTCCTATGCCGGTATTGCAAGGCTCACAAAGCCAGCCCCTAAAGCTATTATCATCATGGTCATGGTCTAAACACCATTTATATGGTATCTTTTTACAACACTCACAAACTTCTGGTCTTGGTGGTGCTTTTTTATGAAGTTTGCTTCTTATTTTGGAGTGTTTCTTAACACACTTTCGACATCTACTATCAAGATTATCTTTGTACATACTGTGTTTGGGAAAACTTGCTAGGTTTTTACGCTTCAAACAGTATGAACAAATTTTTCTCATGATATTAAGTGGACTAGGCGAGAGTCGAACTCGCGTCCAGAATAAACATCAATATAAACTTCTACATCGTTAGTTGGTTGTTATCACACTACCAACAAAGCTATCAGAGTTATCTGCGTCAGATTGAGTACAATCATCATTCCTATTTATGTCTGGTAGGACTACCATATCCGAATATCGGAGTCAGCATGATTTGGTAATAAGGCTCATGCCGCCCCACTCAATACCTAACTAATTAGGCAGCGAGAGCGAGAGTTACTTCGCCAATTAACAATTTTAATCGACTTTTAAACTGGCCGGTCGATTAACCAGTCGATGCGATCTATACCTATTTTACCTGTCGATACCTTTACTAGCCCGTGATTTATCTACACCATTCTTTCTTGTTTTATTTTCTTGAGAATTCGTTCCATCAACTCTTTTAATTCTTCGTCACTTATCGGAGGTTTTGGTGTTTCTGGTTGCAGAAACAAACCTCTAGCTGGCCCAGCCTCCATTTTTTGGATTTGATAAGTTAGTCTTTTGATGTTTTGAAACTGTAATAGGTTAAATCCTAATGATGTTAGAAATAATCCTAAAAATATTACCGTTAGTGGTTGTAGTTTCATAAACAAATCCATGTATTAAAGTAGGGCGTGTACGAGTCGAACGTACCTATGATCACCTTATAAGAGTGACGGATGCTACCGGCTTACCTTACGCCCCGCATTGTCCTTCTATTGTACTCTATCGACCAACCACTGTCAAGACCTTTAGGAATTTTGTTGTGACTCTAGTTCGATCAATCGTTGACTAATTTTGTCTAGAGATAGTGCAGCATCTCCACAAGCCTTACACAAATCAGAATATAGATATTCCTTCAAGTCATGTATTTGATCTTTTAGTTCTTGTATTTCTTGTTTTGACATAATTACTTTGCAATATTAAAGGTTTCGTTTGATTCTGGATGCCAAAAAAACATTTCACTAGACTCATCATCCCAAGCACATTCTATGATGCCAGATGACGCTACTAAACTTAAGCTTGAATTGTAAATCCATTTTTTGATTTCATCACAAAGAAGATCATAGTTCTCATCGCTCAGAATAAATTCATCATTATATCCTGGCTCAATGTATTTCCTGACCAATTGTTCTGTTTGAGACAAAGAAATCAAACCATCTATTTCATAGTAATACCTCTTGGGAAAAACCATAGCAACATTTTTTCTAATACTTTTACTAAAAAGTTTCAGGTTTCTGATCTTGATATATTTATTCATCATTATCCTTTGAGGGTTTTGCTGGAATACCTGTTTTATCTTGATTCGCTAACCAGAATACCATTTCATTAGATTCATCATCCCATGAGCAGTCTACAAATCCTTTTGCTGCCAGCTTGGCTAGACCAACACCATAAAGCCAATCCCTAATTTCATTAAACATATCATCGAAAATCTCTTCATTGATAAGGTAGTTACCTTCCTCATCTAGACCAAGATTATTCTTCTTGATCATATTGATTACCTGAGTAATAGAAATAAAATCATCTAAATTTTCTGTATAGTCTTTTTCAAATGATGATGCAGCACCGTCCCTCATGGACTTTGCATAACCTTCCAAATCAATAATACTATAACTTTCCATTATTGGTTCCAATTAGAGATATTTTGTAGTACCCTTGCCGTCATTGTCAATTTTACACCGCTCAAGCAGATTGTCAATAGTGTTCTGCAAACTGTATTCGCCTCTACTTAGCCACTTTTTATCCTCGTAAAGAGCAGTGGTAATCTGAGGCAGATAAAACTGAATTGCTCGTTCAAATTCTTCTGGAAAATAAGTTTTTAAAATCCTTTCAATATGATAGAGGTTATCTACCATCTTATCTCTGTTATCAAGCAAATTGTTTATCTGATCTCTTTGTTCTTGAGTAAGAGACATTAAGCCTCCACCTTTTGTTTGAGTTTCATAAGCTTGTGTTTAATCTTCCAAACACTAGTTTCTTTGTTCTGAATATCTGGCCCCATATAGATATGACAGAAACCCTGATTCTTGTCTAGACCCCATGCTTTAATCCCATGCTCGTCAATCCCTTCCACAACAAAACGACCCCTATAGCCCATCGGAATAAACTCAGCACCCTTTGCAAAATATGGGCCTCCACCAACTCTAATTCGATCACCCTTAATAAGTTCTCTCCAATTAAAGTCTCTAATAATCTTGGTGTTCTTTGCTTCTTTGCTTTTTACCTTAAAAACAAACGGAGTATTGCACTTAGGACACATATAAGCTCGCGGGCCTGTGGTAGCTCCGCATTTGTCGCAAGATTTTTGACCCTTCATGATTTTTTGGTGTATCCTGTTAGTAGTGGGAATCGTTTTGAGTTACGTCAATCAGTATACTCTATGAATCGGCATTGTCAAGACACAGCTTGAACTATTTCAAAAAAAGGTAGAATTATGTGTATTTTAACTAAAAATTTTTTAGAAGAACAATATTTACGTTGCGGTAAATCAATTAGAGAAATAGCAGAATTTACAGGAATCAATAAGACTACGGTAGGCAGAAGATTAAATAAATTTCAAATACCTAAAAGAGAAGGAGGAACAAGAAAAGGAAAGCCCAACAAAAAAGTTTTCGCTAAAAAAAATGATTTAATCGAAGGATTTAGGCATGGTAAGCTGGTTGTTAAAAAAAGAGTAAAGGGAGGCTTATTGTGTCTATGTGATTGCGGAAATGAAAAAATACTACCTAGTTCCAGATTAACATTAAATCAACAAGTTTCTTGTGGTTGTATAATGAAAGAAAAACAGGGTAAAAAGCACCATTTTTTTAAGGGGTATGAAGAAATATCTCAGAGCGTATTTAATAAAATCAGAGAAAAGGCAATAGAAAGAAATCTTTGTTTTGAAGTTACAATAAAAGAACTGTATGATCAATTTATAAAACAAAAGAAGTTATGTGCAATTAGCGGAGTTGCGATAAAATTTAAAAAAAATCATAAAGATGAACAGACTGCTTCTTTAGATCGTATTGATAGCTCTAAACCATATACTATACAAAATATTCAATGGGTACATAAAAAAGTAAATACTATGAAATGGAATATCAATCAAGATCAATTTATAGAATGGTGTAAAATCATTGCTAAAAATAATTAGATAATATCCACATAATTTATTTTAATGTGACCATTTTTAATGGTGATATATGAGCAAGGATGATCTGTCCAGCATCCGCTATTATAGTAGTTTGTTGATCCAGAAACATCTGTGGTGGCTAAATGAGTATGACCACAAATTATTGAGTCACACTTTTTTAATGAACAGTATAATTTAGCTCTTTCACAAACTTCCTGAGAACATCTTAAAAAGGTTTTGCTGCTACGTTTAGCAAGATTAGAGTAATATAGTCCTGCATATATTTGTAGCCACCGATAAATATAGTCAGCTATTTTTGTTAGTCTAGGATATTTAGAAATAACATTATCAAAGATATCTCCATGCAAAATTAATATCTTTTCGTCTCCACTGATAAAACTATACTCATTCATAAAATCCACACCAATTAAATGACTTACCATATCAGCAGGCCCGTCATGGTTGCCGCTAATCCAAATAACTTTAATAATATCAGATATTTTACGAATTTGAGATAATATCTTCCAATGATCTTTTTTCAACTTACGAAAATCCCAACTATCGAATAAATCTCCATTAATGATTAAAGTATCAGTATCAACCTCTCCAAGTTCAATTCTAGATAGAAAAGATGCCAGAGTTTTAGCTTGACAGACATTACTTCCTAAATGAATATCGCTAATAACTATAGCATCAAAAGTCATAGTATATAACCCTGTTTAGTCGCTTCATTATCAGAAAGAGTTTTAACCCATGAATGAATAGGACGCCCATCTTCATCAAGTTTTTTATACCGAACCTTTCCTTTTTCTCCAGTAACTTCACAAGTGGCATAGCTCATACTTTCTGCCATATCTATTGCTCCGCGAATATATTCATCAGCACCATAACAATAGGCTCGTAATCCACCAAATTTTTCTTTGATTTGACTCCAATAAAAAAATTCTAGTGGCTCATTTAGCCTTCTCTTATAGTCAATACGATTATTCACAATATAACAAAGTCGGGATAAAATTTCATACCAACCATCATCGCACTCTAAGTATTTGAGATTTTTAAACTGTTCTGTATATTGTTTGATTAATTTATCTGCTAGTTCAGGAGTCATAGTTATAATCTACCTTGTGTATAATTCGTGTTCCTAGATGAGCATTACTCAATTCTCTACTATCTTTCATAGTGTCATTACAAAGTCTTTCAAACTCTTTTCGACCAATCTTTCGACCATCAAGAATAGTTTCTTCAAGATGTTTTTGGGTCAATTCTTCTGGCTTGTCGCAATAAATTGTATCATAAGCGTGTTCAAGGCTTTTGGCCTCAATAACATACTTGTGACGAAATAAAGAAACGGTATTAACTTCAAAAAGTGGCATGATAATCTCCTTAGTCTATATTAATATTGTATTGAGCAACTAATCTGTGAAATTCTGATCTAATCTTGTCAAGAGCATCTCCAGCATCAGTAAAATCATTGCTGTATTTTTGCCAAGATCGTAGTTGTTGAGAAAAATCCCACAACATTCTTTTAGCATTACCAGCTTGAATAGCAGTATCAAACTCGTATTGTTCTTCTGGTAGTTTAAATTTTAAAGTCGCTATTGGCATAACTCACCTTTTCTTTTTTAGATCATCGGGCTTATTATCTGGATCGGTTATAATAGTTAGTTTTCCGGGACTATAATGACAGAAATAACTATTCTGTATTTTCCTTTTTATCAAACCTTCTTCTAAAATTTCCACATACAGGTTAACACGATAACGATTTTCCCATAGATTAATAATCTTTGTTAGCGAATGACCCTTTGGCTTCTCGACCTGTTTAAATAGTAGGCTTTCGATCTCTAAGTCCATTTAATTCCTTTCGCTATAAATAGTTTCAATGTTAGTTGCAATAACCAGTTTATCCTGCCCATTGCTATCAGATACAACCCATGTATCACAATTAAGTTCATCCCCAGTATTGGCATCATGTACCATTACTGGTTCTTGCCAGTTCATCTTTCCAAAATTTTTACTATCATTTGCCTGATTATAAAGGAAGTTGTAAAGATCAAGCCAAGTCATATTATTCATCTTGCTCTCCTGTTAGCACGATCTAAAATTCTGATAGTTTCTTTAGCATTACTAGGAACCATTACCAAACTTGGGGCAGTCTTATGTCCCCAGTCCATAAATCCCACAGCTTTGTTCTCGGTAGAACATTCTATACAAATGATATTTCTATTAGTTTTCGTCAGAAATTCATATCGCTCAACACCAACGCAATTTTTGCAATAAATACAGTTCATTATGTCTCCAAAAAAGATGGTCTAGCAACAGTTGATTTATATCATAGATATCGGCGTTGTCAATGACCGGACTTTAGAATCTATTTGTGTTTCTTTTTAAGAAATCTAACAATATCTCCAGCAGTATCAGAGACATTGTTTCCACCAAGATAATATTGCCCTGTAAGTTGAATCATTTCGTCCAATAGTTTTTCAGAATTGTAAAGTTTGGCCCACTTTGGCTTATATTCAGCTTTCATATATTTCCAAACACTATTATAGAAATCACAAATAGCTTGATTTACTGATTCGTTCATTCATTTTCCTTTGTGGTGGATGATTCGTCGCCCAACCCTAGTTTAACGTCCTCTGGATGCTTTGTCAAGCCCTCTGGCGACTCGTTGTAAGGGCAGTTAATACAACCAAGGTGGCAGCAGTAGCCTCTTTTTAATAGAAACTCCCTAGAAAGCATCAACCTGTTCGCTCTGAGTATATTCTTTGATAGTCCATCCTAGTTGCAGTAAGTCTGATCGAATTTCGTCGGTAACAAAACTCTCTCCAACATATCCCTCATGACCGCTACCTATTCCGCTACAATAAAAGTCAATGTAGCTTTCGCCAACATTCCTTATGTCCGCAACAATCCCACCAGAATATCTCCAAGAACAACTCCATTCCTCGTCATTCTTGTAGAATAAATTATTGCACATAGCAGCATACAGATTTTGACTATAAGATTCACTATTAGAACATTTGTCTGTAATATAATCTGATTTGATAAGATCGTGTTCTAGATTAGCTTTTCTCATGACCATAACTCCTTACGGATTTTAATGAGTTCAATGAGCATTTTTGTATCTTCTTTTTCATAGTCTGCTTCAATCTTCTCAAGTTTTTTAAATTGAGACAATTCTTTTCTTGTTATCTTACCATCTATTAAATTATCTTCTTTGTTTTGATTCCAAGATAATTTGGCAACATCCATAGGTTCTGGTCTGTTCGGACGATCTTTCCACCATAGATAAAGTTCTTTTATTTTTTGTGCTTTAATAGCTTGGTGGGTTGGTTTTCCATACTTGGGGTCTTTTTTATCTACTCCCCAATCCTTATTGTACTTTAAGGAACAAGCCCATTTTAGGTAAGCTAATCCTGCCTCAATTGATCGACCACGCTTGAACTTATAGTCTTTAGTTCCCTTTTTAAGTGACCATTTTGCTAGGTGTGCATACTCAATCTCTACAAAATCCACAAGCTCATTAAATAACCCATGAAGAATTCTATAGTCAAGCTCATAGTAATGGCCTGGTTTTAGTCCAGTTTTTAGATAATGTGTTTTAGTTATCCAACGATTACTAATGTAATATTTGATCTCATCATAAACATCAATAGGAAACATAACAAAATCTTGTAGTTTAGATAATCCTTCTTCTGCCAGCCAAAATCGAATTGGTCTTTTCTTTTTTTGTTCTTTTTTCCACTCGTCCCATTTACCCCACTCTAAAGCATAGGGTTTCTTCTCTCCACGAACAAAGTCTGCGAACTTAGAACAACTCCAGTGATGAGTTCTTGATTTTGGTCTTAGTAGCATAATTTATTCCTGTACTTTGGTTCCAATGTCATAAGGATAGCCATCTTCTACTTCTTCACTATAAATATCTTCATAGTGATTATCCCACCAAGGGATTTTACTATCTGGTAATTCATTACTCATACGAATAACTTTCTTGCTTTGATTCAATCTTAATAGTTTTGGTGGGACATACAAAATCCCCATTATCATTACTGTAGTAGATTTGATTTAAACCAACGGCATTTAGTAGTTTGGAGCAATTAACACAAGGTTTGCTTCCAAGAATTAATCCCTGTCTGTTAATTCGTAAGACACATATGCTCCAATTAGGATCAATGGAGTTATAGCGATCAAGTAATTTAGAAATAAGATGAGATTCACTATGAACATAAGGATACTCCAAGTATTTGGGAATGTTAAATCTTTTACCTATCCTGAAAGCTTTTGTACTCATCTTAACAGGATTATTCTGAGCAAATTCGATCATTCTTGTTCCATCAAAAGCCGCTGCATAATGGTAACAGCGAATTAACGAATTAGGATTCCAATTGTCATAGGCTTTCTTGATAGTTTTATGAATTATCTTCACGATTAATTATGTCCAATTTTTTGTTTAGCTCGTCCAAGTCTGACTTAATATATACGTCATCATTATCTTGACCAGAAATATCCCACTCTGGCTTATTTAGTGGAGGTAGTCTGTATTTATGAGGTTCTTTTGGCGTTGGTGTTTCTGGACTAAGTTTAATTCTCTGTGGTTCTTTCATGATCTTATTCCTATCTTCCAGAGTTAGATGATATTGCTAACAAATAAGCTCCAATATTAGCCCAACTATATCCAATATACATAATACAAAGAGGATAATTACCCTTCATTCCTTGTTCAAAAGCAACGTAAGAATAAATACATCCTGTTACTATTATAAGCCATGCACTCATTTTTATCCATTCTTTTCTATTGGAATATAGCGAGAGCCATCAGCGGCAATCTGCTCCTGACCAATAGTAATCTTCTTATCTTCCTTTAGCAAGTTAATGATTGCTTGAGTATTAACATTTGGACTAATTGAAATTGTACCGATCTGAGCCATAATTATCTCCTTATATTTAAGAAACACAGTTTAGTAAAGAATCATATTTTGCAAGAGCTAGGTCTTTTGCTTTTAGTTCTAGGTCGATATCAAATTCAAGACCATAATTATCAAAAGTATTTTCGGGATAATCTGCGTGCGCCCGTGGATTATTTCCTTCCCTGCTTTCACTATAATGGAAAAGTGGTCTAGTTTGCCAAGTATCCCAGCACATATTAATCGCTTCGCGTTCCGTAAGACCGTTTGGGTGACATTTGTGATGAAGATAATCAAAACAGATTGGAATACGAGTTATCGGATGAAAAATGTCTACTAATTCTTTGACACTCCAACAGTTAAGTTTGTCATCGTTTTCGATTGTAACACGAGCCTGACAATTATCATCAAGTTTTTTAAAGTTGTTGTAGAATCTGTGAGCAATTTCTTCTCTTGTTCCATTATTATTATGAACATGAAAATTCATGGGTGATCGTCGGTCTGCTGGTAGTCCGATTCTGTCAAAGAAACTACTGTAGAAATTGAGTTCTGCAATTGTTTTTTCGACAACTTTTTCGTTGAGACTTGACAAACTATTAAATTCACTAGGATGAGCAGAAACCCGTACATTAGTAGAGGATATGCTTTGCTCAATATTATCAAACTCATCTTGAATAGCGTCATGGTTGGGCAAATCTTCAAGGCTTACATTAGCCTCATCATAAGTAATAAGAGGAAAAATGTCGCTACTAACACGATAAACATAATTGTTCTCTGCACAAAATTGAATTGTTTTATTTGTAACCATCAGATTATTCTGGATTCTGTCTCCAAGAATTTCTAAGGCTTCTTCTCGCGGCAAAGAATTGAATCGCTTGAAGGTCATAGTCTGATGACCAAAACCCTGTTCCTTGAGAGTAAGCGAAATACAACAGAGTCCCAACCTATTCATAAATTTCTCCTGTGGCTGGATTATATCCTGTTATCGGCCTGTTGTCAACAGGTACTTTAAAATTATTCGTACTCAGCCAGCAGTGCTTGTCTCATGGGTTCGGTTAAATTATGCTTATCTAAATAAAAAGACAGATTGTTATTAAAAGTATTAGGCATATGCTCTAATAACTCTTGTGAATATATTGGGGTTTTTGGTCTCATTCTTAATTCTCTATTAAGATGATAACTCCATAAATAAGCATTAGAAGCACGAATATATTTATCAGTATCAAAATCCTCAATAGGACAGTTCTTAACTAACTTAAGAACTCTTCTTTCGCAGTCATGTTCTATCTCTAAAATATCATGCAAGCTTTGATCTATTTGATCTTCTGTAATCTTACAGTCTTTAATAAAAGGACTAGCAACTAAAGAGGGGTAGCTAATCCAATCAAAAAGAACATCATAAGTAGCCATGCTTCTATCCCATAGTCTACGATCATCTCTCCATTGTAAGAAGTGGCAGTATTCATGAAGAATAATTTCAAAACTCATGTGGTGCTTCATAGCAATAGCAAATTCCCTCTTATCTTCATCATCATCTATCCAGCACCATCCACCACAAGCATCTGCTAATTGATCTTGATTATAAAGCAATATAGAGAATCCATAATCTAGTAATTCTCTAACTATTTTAATTGTAAGATTAGATTTAGTTTCCATACTCACACGATATTGCCTTGCTCGTCAACAACGGAATATATTTTTATGATTTTTAGTTCTGGTTCAAAATGTTTATGAAAATTTTCTATTGCATTTTCTCTTGAGGTTGTCATAAAAGCCCGATGAAGAATGAGATATTGACCACCATTTCTCTGTTGTAACTGTGCTGTTACCACAAATTCTTTATCCATTTCTCTTCTCCTCAAAAATAAAGTAAAATACTACACAGTAATACAAAATACAAACCACAGAATATGTTAAAAGAAAATCACCCATTAAGACCACCCTAATGCTTCTGATACTGTGTGCAATTGTTCTGAAAAAATTCCTTTGATTTCTTCTACAATAATTCTGTGTTCTTTTTGAGTACCATTAGAAGAACGTAATTCAATATAGTGAATCCAGCTACGAATAGAACCACTCATATATAGTCTAGTAGGAGTGGCTAATGGTAAAATAAACCTAGCACATTCTTTAGCTATTCCATCAGCAACCATACCATCATACATAGCTTTAGATTTAGAAAAATGTTCACGAATTTTAGTATTCCATTTTACTTTAGTCTCATCAGAGATATCGTCAATACTATTTTGTCTGTTTTTAGTATCTTGCCTTCGCAATTCAAAGACTGGAATATCTTCTGCTAGTAATGTAGCATCAGCATATCTTTGACTAAATTCTTGGAATGTAAAACTTCTATGCCTCAGAATTTGAGCAGCTAATCCTCTTGTAGTGTTGATTTCAACGGTCATAAAAGCTTGTTCAAAAATACTCCAGTGTTGATTTTTTATACAGTAAGCTAGTAGCTTGGAGTAATTGTCATTATCTTGATTGTTAGGATTACTCACTCTGGCACAATATGCCATTAGCTTTTCTGCATCGGGAGTAACTGAGATTAGTTTGACACTCATATTTGATCCTCTGTGTATAGTATTTCAAATTCTTCTAATGGACATACTTCCATATCCCAATTACCTTTTCTTAATCCGAATCCCAAAATAATTCCACTTTTTTCCCAATCTTTAGCATAATCTTCGTGAGATATTCTTTTAATGGGTTTTCCATAAGTATTAACGCTTCCATCAAAAACTTCTGTTCCAACATCAAACCACTCGTCTTTTTTTGAGATAAGCTTAACGTATTTCATTATTATTCCAATAGTTAACAATCTTATTCCATATTGGGGTAAAGAAGTATACAGCTATAAAACTAACAATACCACTTACAGAGGCATTAATTATACCTCCAAAAGTTAGTGCTGGAACTACTGGTATCATTTGTGTTTCAATTTCTTCTTTATTTTCCATAATCACTCACGGTAAATTTGATATCGTCTTGTTTTTCTTTAGACTTAGTTTGATGTTCAACCCACTTATTATCTGTCAAATGATTAAAGATTGCAGTGGCTACTTTGCTAACACTTTTCGCTACTCCACTAGCATCTGGCCCAGCATCTAACTTAGCCCAATAATAAAGACCATCTTCCTTGTCTTTAATTACTTCGTACCCCTTGGTTTTTGCCCATTTTTTTATTTCTGAGATTTGCATTTAGTTTATCCCTTATATGCTGTTCTTTATGCAATTTTTTTATGATATTATCTATGTCTGAAATCTGATCCATATTAAGATCACTCCCTTTTCTTAGGGCGTGATAACAGATGTGCAACAATAGATTGTAGTCAGAGTGTGTCATTAGTAACTCATCTTACCCGATTTTGGGGGCTTGTCAAGATATTGTCTTGTGGATGGGTCATAATTCTCTATTGGTTTGTCATAATGTTTCCATGCTTCAGTATGTTTTAAAGCAATAATTTGTTTCTCTTGCTCAGAGAGTCTTTGTCTTTGATATTCAATAAGTTTATATAGCTCTATAATATAGTCTAATACTGGCTGGCCTTTGTATTGGGTTAGTATATTATTTACTTTAGAAATATCTACAGGATCATATTTGAAAGTTCCATCCCAACTCATTTTTGCATCTGCTCCTCATAAGACGTTTTTCTCTTATGTTCAAATCCCATTGAAAATCCTTGCATATAAACTGTTTTTAGTAGTCTAGAGTTCTCCCCGATAAAAGATCTATTGTCTTTGGCCCAAAGAATAAAGCTCTTTTCTTCATCACAGATATCTTCTAGGTCTGGATGATAAATTTCATCGAACCACAAATAATGCTTTTGCAACATAGTGTCTAGTGCAATAAATACTGGTGGTTTTGGATCATAACTATGATCTATTGAGGATATAACAAGCTCATCCATGAACACATTAACAATCTTGTCCCCAACTTTTAATCCCAAGGCTAAATCAAGACGCATCGCCAGTCTCCTTGCTAAAGTTATCCTTATTATATTTGTCTAGTTTCAATGTCTGAATAAAAGTATTAAAAAGAACTCTTTCATGAACCTCTATCAAAACAGCAAGTCCTTCAATAGCCTTTACTGTTTCATCTTTGGTTAATTGTGATTCCAGAATTCCATGCCTCAAGTCTCTTAGATGTTTAGCAAATATGGAAGTTTGGCTAATCTCATTTTCTAAGTCAAATCGGTCTTTCATATAATTAGTCCTATTGGTCGTATGTGGTAAAAAGTTTTTGGATTTCCTTAAAACTCCAAGGCTCACCGAATGGCTTACTATAATTGCGAGTATTATCAACACCAACATCTAGAGTTTTTCTTTTAGATGTTCTATCTTCTAAGTCTAACTTAGAATGTACATGCCCATAAAGATGGTAGCTGCCTTTGTGACTAGCGGGCCATGAGCGATGAGGATAGTGACTCAGATAAATTCTTTGATTACAATATATCAGTTCTTTTACTTCTTGTATACTACTAAACCCATTCATATCTGTGGTAGTCTCATCAATAAAAAAATCTTTTCTCTTATCATGATTACCAAGTATGAGATGAACTTCTCTACAAGATATTCGTAGTCTAAAGTCGATGGGTTTCTTGCTCTTAAAACAAAAATCTCCTAAAATATATAGAATATCTTCATGTTTAACAACCTTGTTTATGTTATCGAATATAGTTTTATTCATTAGGTGGACATCATCAAATGGTCTATTGCAATACTTTATTATGTTAGAATGACCAAAATGAGTGTCAGAGATAAAGTATATCATTCGATCCACTCCTTACCTAATCTGGATAATGTTGTTTGAGAGATTCTGTCATCATAAAAACAATCGTCCTCCGTACCTGTTATTTCCCCATATTTAGTGGGCCATACTAGGAAAAGAGTATTCATAATAGACTGACCATATCTCATTCCATTATTTTTGTTCTTATTGAAATATGTATCTGTGTAATTTACAAAATCATTGAATGTCATCATTGATATTTTAGATTAGGATCTCATCTATTCCTTCAAGCATGGTTGCTCTTACGCTTTTATTCATATTGCTTAAAAGCATATGATCTTTTACAAAATCTGCTCCTTGCTGTTTAGCAATAACTCCGATTAGATTTCTGGCCCAGCCATTAGTTATACTGCGAACATCTTTAAAGTCTAGTTCCACATCAAAACCTAAAGCTATTTCTTCCAAGACATTTTCTCTTAATTCAGTCGCTAATTTGGTACTAGACAAATCCGTGCCGTACATATGTTTTATTTCGTAGTATATTAATGGGCCTTTCATTCTTCCTCTTTTGTAGTATTAGTGTCGTATAAATGTCTATTATTAAGATATTCAAGGGTTGCTGCTATACAGCGTAGATTTCGCTCTGTTAATGCTTTTTCAAATGGATAGAATACCCAAAGTTTATCTTCCTTTAAGAAGTATCCATTACTACTTCTATAGTGATAAAGACTATAAGTTTCCAAATTTATCTCTTGAGATTCTATCGGACTGTCAGCAATATTGGTAGTCATTGTTTAAAGTTCTTATTTTTTCTTGGATAGTAGAACGCTAAGGATATTGATATATTTCTCAGCATCTTCCTTAGATGAAAATTCAGTAATTATGTTTTGTCCATCGGTCTTAGGCAAAGAAATGGGTTCTCCATTCTTTGTCACAATAAACTTGTCATTCTTTTTAATAAGACCCAAATCTTTATTCATCTTTTGTCTCCATTCGGTTGAAACTTTATCAAGCAACGGTTCTATTATACATCAGTATCGGGTTATGTCAAACAAAAACCTTAATGTTTTACAGATTTTTCATATTTTCCCAAGGGAAAATTATCCAACTATCATCTATCTTTCTATTGATAGTGCGACCATAATGATTTACTAAAAAGTTTTGAGAAGTATTGAATACAAGAGAACAGGTTTTTATATTGTTCTCATTAAAGTTATTGCATCTAAATTTTGAAATAATTTCTGACAATGTTATACCGCTATCGCAAATATCATCTACAATAAGAATATTTTTATTTCTAGATATTTCTTCCACTTCATATAGTCTTACTTCATTATCCTTACTATCTCTTAGTTGACAACTCATCATAATTAATGGCTTGTTTAATAAATGACTAAGTTTAATCGCAGGTACTAAACCCCCTCTTTTGACTCCTACTATATAATCTGGAGTCCATTCGTCAGAAACCAACTGATTAAATATTTGGTCGATATCATTGTCAAAATCAGACCAAGAATATATGTATTTATTTAACACAGAATCTCTTTTGTTATTGAGTATAACCACCAAAGTAAAAATTCATATTTATACTCTTAGGATGATACTTGCTGTGGTGTGTGATACTACCGTCATCATTTGATGATATGGAACCGCAGTGTATAATATGTCCTATTGTTAGATCGTCTTGCAATAGGTGCAGTTCTCCATTTTCGACAAACCAGTTCCAGTAATTATATTGAACTGTGTTGTGCTTGTCTATAGAAAGGCTGATCATGACAACAGAGTTTAAGTTCTTAAGTAAATAATCGTGTAATGTCATTATGCTTGTGATATAAAGTATTTAAAGTGGAATGTATTTTAGTATAGTGAGAATTCTTCGTGCCAATGCAGCACCACCAACTATTCTACCATCATTATAATCTTCTCCATATCCAGTAGTAGATTCATGATCTTTTTGATCTTGAATCTTTCGATTACATAACTTCATAATTTCTAGTATGTTAGCTTTTTCTATTTCATTCATACAAATAGCCTATCTTGTAATAGTTTCCTAACGGTTTCTGTGACATTAATTCCGTTTACTGTAATATCATCAGAACCATAAGGATTTTCTGGCATCCTTTTAGCAACTGTATTGTACAGCCAAAAGATAACAAACTTTTCATCATCTGTCATAATCGAATCCTTGTATTAAAGCGGCATTTCTCAGTCATTTACACAGAATCCCGCTAAGAGTCTACGGAAGTTGATTATAGGGAATACCCGCGATCCCAAACCTTTCGGCATCAACATTTTAATTATATCATATGATACTAAAATGTCAATAGTTCCGTTTCCAATTCGTTTAAACACTTAAAGTCTGTACCGCTTATATTCATATTCCAACTCTTATGATAATGACCAAATCGCCACTTCTTAGGTTGATGAATATTAAATAGTTCTTGCAAAGCCCATCCTGTTAAGTTCTCATATTTCCTTTGGTTGGCATCTAATATTCTTAAACTAACCTCATATGGACAATCATGAGTTAAAACAATGTCAGGTTTAATCTCTCTATAAAGCTCTCTAGCTTTCATGAATTGATCTATATTGACCTGTTCTTGCTCCCACCAGTCAATACCTAT